TAATATATATAATATATTATAATATAATTATAATAATATTATTATACTATTAAATACTTATAAGGAAATTAAAATGACGCAATGGGTAAGCAGAGAAAAATGTAAATCATGTGGTTCAAGTAATGGATTAAACATTCATGAAGATGGACATGCCTTTTGTTTTTCTTGTAGGAAATGGTTTAAAGGTGATAAGGAGAATACAATGCAGTCAGATAAAGTAGTTAGCCTGGCAGATAAAAAAGAATTATCTTGGACTGGAGAAGTGAGTGCCATACCAGATAGAAGAATAGATTCAGATGTTGTTAAGAGATATGATAGTTTAGTTAAAAAAAATAATGGTTTAATTACACATCATATTTATAAATATTATAACCTTGATGGCAGCCATACTGCTAGTAAGATACGTCAGGTAGAAGGTAAAAAAATCTGGAGTGAAGGTAACATGAGAGATACTTTACTATTTGGACAGAACTTATTTAAGTCTGGTGGTAAAATCATTACTGTAACGGAAGGTGAACTAGATGCCATGTCTGTATATCAGATGATGGGTAAGAAGTATCCTTCTGTATCACTTAAAAATGGAGTGCATAGTGCAGTAGAAAATTGTAAACAATCGTTAGAATATTTACAATCATTTGAAACTGTAGTGTTATGTTTTGATAGTGATGAACAAGGTAAAGAAGCAACATTAAAAGTTGCTCAGTTATTTGAACCAAACAAATGTAAGATAATGAAGATGGCTTTGAAAGATGCTAATGAATATTTAAAAATGGGAAGAGCAGTACAATTTACAAATGAGTTTTGGAATGCACAACCATACACACCTGCAGGTATAACTAATCTTGGAGAAATTGGTTCAGCTTTATATGAAGAAGCTTTTTGTGAAACTGTTTTATTTCCTTGGACTGATATGAATACTAAAACATATGGTATGCGTACTGGAGAATTGATTACGTTTACAAGTGGTGCAGGTATGGGTAAGAGTTCTATCATGCGTGAGTTAATGCACCATGTAATGAACACTACAAAAGATAACATAGGTATACTAGCACTAGAAGAAAACATTAAGAACACAGCTTTTAATATCATGTCTGTTGAAGCTAATGCTAGACTGTATATTAAAGAAGTTAGAGAAAAGTTTTCTGCAGAACAATTAAAAGAATGGGAAGAAAAAACTATAGGAACAAGAAGGTTCTTTGCTTTCGATCACTTTGGTTCTATTGGAAATGATGAGATACTAAGTAAGGTTAGGTACATGGCTAAGTCTTTAGATTGTAAATGGATATTCCTGGACCATCTATCTATCTTAGTATCAGGACAAGAAGATAATGGTGATGAAAGAAAATCAATTGATATTCTTATGACAAAGTTAAGATCTCTGGTTGAAGAAACTGGTATAGGCTTACTGCTAGTATCACATCTACGCAGACCATCAGGGGATGCAGGACATGAGAATGGAAAAGAAGTTACTCTCTCACACCTTAGAGGTAGTGCATCTATAGCCCATCTTTCTGATAGTGTAATAGCTTTAGAAAGAAACCAACAAGCAGAAGATCCAGACGTTGCTAACACAACGACAGTTCGTATCTTAAAGAATAGATATACAGGTGATACAGGTATAGCTTGTCATTTACATTACAATAAAGAAACTGGTCGTATGATACAAGTAGCTGATCCTGAAGGAGGCGAAGATGATTTTTAACTTGACAACTAATAGAAAGGAATGGTATAATGCCTGACATGTGGAAACACTATTGTCCTTATGAAGAAACAAACCTGGACATAGGCGAAGGCGAAGAATGTAATTGGTGTGGTGCAACAGAGGAAAGTGAAGAGAATGACAACAGCGATAGTTGATATAGAAACCAATGGCTTGAGAGAAGCTGTGATAAAAAATGGTAAGATAACAATACCAAAAGCAACAAAGATACATTGTATTGTTGCCAAGTGTTACGACACAGGAAGAATTAAAACTTGGGTACAAGATGAATGTAAAGAGTTTGCTGAATGGTCAAAGTTAATTGATACATTTATAATGCACAATGGTTTATCCTTTGACGCACCATTGCTTAATAAGTTTACATTGTCTAACATTAAAGCAAAGGAAGTACGAGATACTCTTCTTGAATCTCAACTCTTTAATCCTAGTAGAGAAGGTGGACATTCACTAGCCTCCTGGGGTAAAAGATTACACCAACCTAAAGGTGATGTTGATAGTTTTGAAACGTATACTCCTGACATGTTAGAGTATTGTAAACAAGATACTGAAATAACTTACATGGTTGCTAAACAATTAGAAGAAGACAAAAGAAAATTCTCTAAAGAATCTTTACAGTTAGAACATAAGGTAAGACAACTGTTAGATGATCAAGAGGAAAATGGTTTTGCTTTTAATTTAAAAGATGCTATGACATTAAACGCACAGTTAAGTGATGAGTTATATGAGTTAGAACAATGGTCATTAAAAACTTTTGAACCTACTGTTATTGAATTAAAAACAAAGACTAAAGAGATACCATTTAATATTGCATCTCGTCAACAGATTGGACAAAGACTTATGGACAGAGGTTGGAAACCTACCATACGTACTGAGAAAGATCACGTTGTAGTTAATGAAGCAGTATTAAAAACCATAACAGAACCAGATCTTATTCCGTTAGCTACAAAGTTTATTAGATACTTTCTTATACAGAAAAGATATGTTATGATTAACTCTTGGATTAATAACTGTAGAGATAATGGTAGAGTACATGGTAAGGTAATGACATTAAGAACTGTAACAGGTCGTATGGCACATCACTCACCTAATATGGCACAGATACCTGCAGTCTATTCAGAGTATGGAACAGAGTGTAGAAACTTATGGACAGTTTCTAATACTGATACACATAAATTAGTAGGTACTGACGCAAGTGGATTAGAATTAAGATGTCTTGCTCATTATTTAAAAGATACTTCTTATACAGAAGAAATATTAAATGGTGATATACATACTAAGAACATGGAGCTTGCAGGTATTACAGATAGAGATCAAGCAAAGACTTTTATATATGCTTTTCTTTATGGTGCAGGATCTGAAAAGATTGGAAGTATATTAGGGTTAGATAAAAAATCTGGAACAAAACTAATTAATAAATTTTTATCTAACTTACCATCATTAAGAAGGTTACGATCAAGGGTTGAGAAGAGTGCAAGATCTAAAACTTTACGTGCTTTGGATGGTAGAATACTTCATATAAGAAGTACTCATGCTGCTTTGAACACCTTACTACAAGGTGCAGGAGCGATCATTTGTAAACAATGGCTTGTTCATATGATGGAACAAGTTAATGAACAACAATTAGATGTTAAATTAGTAGGGAGTATACATGATGAATATCAATTCGAAGTTATAAACAAAGACGTAGAAGCATTCTGCAAGATAACAAACTTAGCTATTAAAGATACAGAAAAAACTTTACAAGTTAGATGTCCTTTAGATAGTGAGTATAAAGTTGGAAAAACTTGGGCAGAAACTCATTAAAATGCTTGACATAATATTTAAAACATGTCATAATAATGTAATTAAAATAAACAGCCAATGAAAGGAAACGATATGGCGAACATGATAACAGGTACAGCATACTATGCTTCTGTTACAGAACCAAACACTAACTATGAACCTGTATGGTCAGTTAATGTTTGTGATCTTGACGAAGAAAGTATGAAGACTGTAGTAGAAGATGGTTTAATTATTAAACCTGCTAACGATAAACATCCAACAGATTATGTTGTGATTAAGCAGAAGGTAAACAACCCGAAGGGTGGTAAGTTCAATGCTCCTATAGTATTAGATGCTTTGAAAGAACCCTGGGATGGACGTAAGATTGGTAATGGTTCTAAGGTACGTGTACTATATAACCCTAGAGCTTGGACATATGCAGGTAAAGAAGGAGTTACTGCAGACTTAAAGAAGGTACAGATTGTAGACTTAATACCTTACGCAGACGCATCAGGTAGTGATGAGTTTGATGTTGTTGAAGGTGGGTATGTTATTCCACCTGAATCTAAAGATGCTTTCGCAAGCTAATAACGTAAAGGAAATAGGAGGCATTACGTTTATTTGTAGTGCCTCTTTACTTATACAATGAAAAAAATTGATACTTTAGTAGAAGATATAAATAAATTATTTACATCTGAAGATCCACCTGTTCCTGAAAAAGAAGTTGATGTTCTTATAGATACGTTTGCTACGTCTATTAAAAAACATTTAAAAACATTTCTTTATGAAAAACCTAGAAGGAGTGGTAATTTAAGACTGTCCGTTATTGGTAGACCAGATAGACAATTATGGTATGATATTAATGAACCGAATGATAAACCTTTATCTTCTAGTTTAAGAATTAAATTTTTATATGGTTATCTTTTAGAAGAGTTATTAATATTATTCTCATTAGCATCAGGACATAAGGTGACACATCAACAAAGAGAAGTTACTGTAGCAGGAATAAAAGGACATCAAGATTGTATGATTGATGATTTTCTTATTGATTGTAAGAGTGCGTCTTGGAGATCATTCCAAAAGTTTAAGAACAATACTCTTTCAGAGGACGATCCTTTCGGATACATAGCACAGATGTCTGCCTATGCTGAAGCAAATGGTGTAGACGAAGGTGGCTTTCTTGTAATAGATAAACAAAGTGGGGAGCTATGCCTATCAAAAGTAAACTCATTGGAAATGATTAATGCAACAAAAAGAATCACACATCTTAAAAAAATCGTCAAAGATAAGACAGCACCTAGTAAATGTTTTACTGACCTTCCTGAGGGTAAGTCTGGAAATCGTAAGCTCGATATGCGTTGCGTCTTCTGTTCTCATAAGCCTAAGTGTTGGAGTGATGCTAATGATGGTAAAGGACTTCGCATCTTTCAGTATGAAAGGGGTAAACAATATCTTACGCAAGTTAAAAGAGAACCTAATGTAAAGGAGATTACATCTTGATAAATCATTGGGTTAGGTATGGAACTGATGAACCTTTCGTACCTAACTTAAAGAAGTTTGGATTTGTTTATCTTATAACGAATACTAAAACAGAGAAAGCTTATGTAGGTTGTAAACAATATCTAATAGGTAAGGCTAAGAAAGAATCTAAGTGGCAAATTTATATGAGTTCTTCTAAATATTTAAAGGATGATATAAAAAAGATAGGTAAGAAACATTTTAAGTTTGAAGCTATAGCAGAGTACATTAATAAAAGATCTCTGAGATACTATGAAGCATATTATCAAATAAAATGGGATGTACTTACTGCTGTGATAGAAGGTACAGATAAACCTGCATTTTATAATTCATATGTAGGTGGTAAATGGTACAGACCTGTTGAGAGTTATAAAGATCCTGAGTATAGAAGAAATCTGAGTCAAAGCCTTCTGACGAGTAAATTAAAACCAAGAGGAGAAAAGCATCACGTCTATCAAGGCAAAGCAGAATTTTATCTTAATGATAAACGAATGGTTGTTGATTGTTTAGGAGCATGGTGTAATGATAACCATTATCATAGAGGAAATGTACTTAAAATAGCACAAACAAATAGAGATGGCTTTTGGACAAATAAACTTAAAGGGAGTAAACAAAAATCACTCTCTTGTAATGGACCTTTAGGAATTATAACAAAAGTAAAATGGTTAAATGCTAATGACTAATGAACCTGATATAATTTATGTTGAACAGTTATTTGCATCTGAACCAGAGAGTTCTGAACGACAGTTGTTTCTTTCTGTTATACTCCAAGCTCTGTTAGATGCAACAAAAGAAAAGATACCAAATGAAAAGATACGAACTACATATGATAGAGATAGAGCAAAGGCTTGGTTCTTAGTAGAGGTAGGAGTAACCTGTCAAAACTTTGAAGATGTTTGTGGAATGGCAGGAGTAAATCCTGAAGTTACAAGAACATTTGCATACCAAGTAGTTAACTCTAAAAAGAAAAACTCTATACGAAAACAAATAAAAAATATACTCGGAGGTGAAAATGAATAAAGAAGATAGAGGATTAGCAATAGAAAGTTATGAAGAACACATGTACAGACTTGGTAAAGAAGATAAAGCTATTGACAAAAAAAAACTTACAGCTCTTGAAAAACAAATAGGTGGAGATCATTATAAAAACTGTGAGATAATGCCAGCAGAATTTATTTATAAGAATAAACTTGACTTCTTAGAAGGTAATGTGATAAAATATATAACTCGACATAAAGAAAAAGATGGACCTGAAGATATAAAAAAAGCAATACATTATTCACAGTTAATATTAGAGTTAAGATATGGCATTAAATAAAAGGGAAAATAAATGGCATCACTAATGGGAAGTAATTATTTACCTACTGAGTATCAATCATTCATTCACATGTCTAGATACTCACGTTGGATAGAAGAAGAAGGTAGAAGAGAAACCTGGGGAGAAACAGTAGGAAGACTTGTATCTTTCTTTAAGGATCATATAGATACTAACTATGAGGGAGGAGTTACAGATGAAGAGTGGAATGAAATAGAAGAATCTATTCTATCTCTTG